TTCTAATCTGTTTGCACATTTATTACACTTTCTCATATTAGCAATTTATATAATCGTGATTATGTGTAACAGACATTTTAATTTCTCCATCAGGATGATTTGAATAAACGCATTTAAGAGCTTCTACGAGCACTTCTAGTTCTTCTGGTGTGATTGTCCAAGAATATATTTCTAAGCTCGCTAACATATCTTTCTTTGCTTCCTTATCGCCTTCTATCCTGTAATTAGAACTAATTTCAATTTTAACATCGTCTTGTAGCTCTTCTCTTGTCTTTTTAACTTGACTCATCATTTTCTGATTGTAGTCTTTGATTTTCTTTAGTATTGTTTTCATATTGTTTTCTTTTTATTCGTTGTCTCCGTCAGCATATCCACAAGCTTCAGCATCTACGTTAGTATGCACTTTAGAGACATATTCTCCATAAGTACGCCACCAATTCAATTCGTCTTGTAATTGCTCTAAGTCGTCAGACAACATTAGATTTTGTTCCTCTAGCTCTCTAAATGATAAATCCATTGTTTTATAATTTAATTTCTTTTTCTATTATTTTGCCTTCTAAATCTACAACAGTGTAGCCATGACTTCTTAATAGATTAATTGATTTCTCTATTTGATTTACCCTTTTTCTGTAATGGTCAAATATCTCGTTTTCAAATGCGTTTGCTTTACTCATTATTTCTTGTTTTTAAATTGTTTACTTAATAAATCTAACATACGATTTTGATTGCTTTTTTGTATCCAATCGTTTTTTAGATTAAAGTGTTTGTTAATGATTTCTTTCTTTGTTTTCATAGTTTTGATTATTAAATTTTAAACAGAATAATTCTGCTTCTTTTTCTGTGGCAAAGTATGTCCAATCTGTTCCGTTTTCTAAAAAAGAGCCATATTCATTATAAGTATCAATAACAACTGAATAAGGGCGTTCTTCTCCTTTGTGGTCAAAAGTAGGAACTCTATTTGCTTTAAATTTTAGTTTACTTGTTTTCATAGTTTTATTATTAATTATTAACGAATCTAGTGAATTATTTCCAACTGACCAAATAAATATAAAAAAAATTATCTAATAAAGTAATTGCCATGAGGTACAGACCTAGTAAGTAGGTACTGAATTGCATATCGTGAAGCGTCTATTGCGTGATTAAATTTATCAATAGGTATTGCACCATTTAGTTTCCAAGTGTAATTATTAAACTCTCGGATTAGATTTACAGAATCGTTGTCAATAATAATCTGATAGTCTTGCATTAAAGAGATGCCTGCTAAAATACTTCCTTTCTTTTTTATTGTAGGAATTACATTTAGTCCTTTAGATTTAATTTCAGATAATAAACGAGGCTCAGAATTATCCATTACTGTTAAGCCACTTCCTGCATACCTTCTATTCAATTCATAAATTTGAGTGGTGCTTAATCCTGCTTTATAATAATGTTCTTTAAGCCAAATGATTTTTCTTCTCTTGTCCACTGCAACTTCAATAAGTGCCGTCTCATCTACCGAAAATCCTACATCCATGCCAAATATTGAATCTATCTCATCATTGAATTTACCTATATTCCAATCAGTAAATATTACACCCTCAGCTCGTTTCAACCAACCTCCTAATATTTGATGCTTATATTTCTCTGGTCTTCTCACTTTCATATCCTCAATCTGTTTTACAAACGATTCTGACAAGTGGTCTAAGTTATCTAAGTAAGTTGTATGAATGTAAGTAATGTTTTCTTTTGTGCCGTTGAATCCGTCTGGTATTCCTCTATTCTGAAAGAATCTTTGATATATCCAATTCTCTTTTGTAGTAGGGTTTAGAATTAATATACATCTGTTCTTAACTCCTTTTGCTCTAATACTAAAATCAATCTTATCAAAACTCTCTTCGTCTGTAAGCTCTTCTGCTTCATCTAAAACAAACGAACTAACACCCTGAATAGATTTAAGCTTTGCCGTTTGGTCTCCACTTGATGTTCTAATACCACTAAAATATATTGAACTGCCTGTTAAATTATTAATGATTTCTGTTTTAGTTACAGTAAATTGGTCAAGTACGCCCATCAATTCTAACTTCTCTATAAACTCAGGAATAATAGACATACCTGCTGAGGTCATTGTATAACGAGTAAATAATATTCTGTGTCCTTTTTCGTAAGTAAGCAATACTAAGAATGTGTTAGTTGCAAATGACTTCCCACTTCCCCTTCCGCCAGTAATTACAAAGTAACGACTTTGAGAGTTAAATAAAGCTTGATATTTTTTATGTAAGTTTAACCTTTTCAATTTAACTTAAACCGTTTTTTAACTTATAATCAATTATTTTTTTTAAAATGTACCTATCTTTTTGTATGCCTTTCAGTAATCTCCTTTTTTCCCAATATTCTTCATCTCTTATATTATCCCAATCGTTAATAGTGAAAAAGTAGCTTTCCTCGAACTTACATAGTTTTATATAAGAAGGGCATTTTTGTAATACGTTTAAATTTAAAGCCCTGTGTTTACCTATTGTCATAGATTTATACTCGGATATTATTTGTGAGTAAAACCTTTTGTTTATGTCTTCTAAAGTAATTATTTCAACTACTTTCTTCTTTTTTTTCATCATCCTTTATGTCTTCTGACTCAATGTCAATAGTTTTTTCTTTATCAGCAAAGTTAATAATAGGGATGTTGACTTCTGTTTTAACGTTAAGTTCTTTTAACTCTTTTGGTTTACCATACTTGTATTCCCAAAGTAATCTCATGTGAGGGAAACTTTCCTTTGCCTGTTTTGCAAGTTCAAGCCAAGCTTTCTCTTCACTACCAAATACTTTTTTCATGGCACCTAATGCATAGTTACCGAGCTTCTTTTCTCTAGCTTTTGGTGGTCTTCCTTGTCCTCTGTAAATACCTTTTAAAGCACCATTGTTTGCTCTTCCGTCTTTTTTCTTTTTTTCATCATTTACTCCTTCCATAAACCTTTATTAATTAATTGGCATATAATAGAGTAATTACCTAAGTCTTGAAATGTATCTAACAGAGTTTCGTTGTTTCCTTTACGATTCTTAATAATTAGATTTTTCCATCTACTTATTTTATCGTTCATTCTAAACCACAAACCATGTAAAGCAAACTCTTTACCTTCCTTAGTTTCTAGATTTGCACCAGTGCTTATATTACTAATGCCATAATCTAATTGCTTCTTAGCAAACAGTTCAAATTGCTCTTCAACAATATCCTCATAATTCTTATAAAGATTAGGTGCTTCCTTTTGTAATAATTTTCTATACTTGTTTTTCATATTCTAATTCTGGCATATTACTTATTACCATTGTTAATTCATCTATGTCTACACTTCTAAGTGTTTTTAATTTACTTTTAATGTATTCCTTTTTGCTTGCATTATCCATTTCATCTATTCTTACTATAACCTGTTTAAGCCATATTGCTAACACATCGTTATATTTTTTATGTAACTTAAATGTATTAATAGAATATATTAAAGTAGCGTGATTTATGTCCCAACCGTTTTGACTGTAAAATCTAACTATTTTGTGTAAAGGCATTTTTTTATATTTATATAATATAAAGTTAAGCAATGACCTTGCTTCAACATATTCTCTTTTTCTAGTAACTTTTAAAACATCAAGTCCAGATAATATTGAAATTTTATCTGCTATTTGCTTTGGTGTAATCATGGTAAATAATTTTGTTGAGCTTTGTAATCCTCTAAAGCGTGTAATATTGCACTGCAACATTCGTAGTGCTCTTCATATTCATACTGCTCGATTAATATTGGTATTTCCTCTTCTCTTATAACTCTTTTTTTTAGACATAGTAGAGTGTCTTCATAACAATCTAAGTAGTCTAAATATTCGTTTTCCATTTATAAAGTGTCTTCTACTAAGTAGTTTTCTAAATCAAATTCATTTCTAATATAGTTTTCATATACCTTAATAGCATATTCAACTTTTTGCTCACCACTAAAATAGAAATTTTCGCTGACATTAAAAATACCAATTTCATTTGTCGGTGATTTATCAATAACAATATACTTAAAATCTTTATAATCTTTGCCAAACAAATTACAATAAATATAACATTGACTATCATAATTATATTTGTTGGCACTGTATTTGAATGCCGATAAAACTTGAGTTGTCTTCAAATCAATAAGATGTTCTCCTAAAACATCTGCCTTAGCTCTAAATGGATACCCCATTAAATTATTAACCATAGGCACTTCAAACTCACTGTTCTCTATAAGTTCACTTGCAGGTTTGCAATTATAAAATCTATCTCTTAATCTTAATGCCTTGTCTCTATCTTTTACAGTAAACACATCCCAACGCTCTTCTTTGGCAAGTTTGTATTCTTTGTTTGCCTTTGTTTTAACATCTAAGAATAGGCACTCATTAAATTTATCCTCTTCTAAGATACTTGCGTGAAATAAATAACCTTGTGCCAAAGCATCTGACTCAGTAGGTAGGTTTATTTGATTTAAGTATTCTAATGGTGATTTAAGTAATTGACTTATGGCACTACTTGATAAACAAGCTTTTGCTAAGTATCCATAATAAAAGCTATCTTGAATTGCTTTTTGTGTGAGCTCATGTCTATCATGCATCTCATTGTCTAGTGTGATAATTGGGTCTTTCATATTTATTTACAATTTGAGTTATACTGATATGAAACGTAATACTCCCAACAACCATCCTCTATATAGAAAGTGTAAACTTCACTGTTAAAACCATCCCTGCATAAGTAAACGTACTTAACAGTATTGTCCCCATACTCTGCATGATAAGGCTCATCAAAGTAAGGAGCTGATGGGTAATGGCTTAAATCACAGTTATCTGAGCAACTAAACAATGTAAATAAAATTAGTGCGTAAAGTATTGTTCTCATATTTCTTTGTTATTCACTAGCAAAGTTAATAAAAGAACTGATATAAACAAATATTACATAAAATTCTTTTTCCAAATATCCATTCCTACTGCATAACGTTGTTTAGGGTCTGGGTATTCTAAAATCATTTTAGCATTATTCATGAATCTAGTTATGAAACTAGCTTTCTGTTCGTATTTTTTTGGTTTTAATAAAGGCATATATAAATAACAATTATATCTTATTATGTACTTTAGAATCTACATTTTTTACATTCCCACTTCTCACCCATTTGATTTATGTACTTCTTAAAATCTTTTGTCTCTTTATAGTAAGTCCAACGCTTATTATAATATATGCCAGAAACTCTGCATTTCTCAAGTGGTATGTTTACATCATCATTGTCAAAATCGTGTTCTACTTTAAGCACTGCTGATTTATCAGTATGCCAAGAGTCAGAAATTCTTTCAAGTAATAATCTTTGACCTGTTGGTATTTTATTAAATTTATATTTTACTTCTATAAGTATCAAAACCTCATTATCAAACTCTAATACGGCATCAATATCAGAAGGGTGCATTTTACCATTTTGCACACCTGTAAAATCTATAACTTGTTTTACTCTTTTTCTATTTCTGATTAATCCCTTTTGTTCAGTCATTGTTGTACTCTTTATAAACCCTTTCTAATTTTTTATGTAGGTTATTTTTAAAACAAGATGAACAACTTGTTAAACTCATTTTTTGATGAAATATCCTGTTATATATTTTTAGTAGCTTTTGTTGTGTTTGTGGATGTACAGTAGATTTTGCCTCTGTAAAATACTTGTCTAAATATTCATATTCCTCTTCTGTTAAACACTCTGGTTTATAATAT